ATTTTGTTGAAAGTTCTTTTTTAGCCGATCTTAGTGAAACACTTGATAAAGGTAGAGCTATAAAGAGATTTTCAAAAAATTTCTCGAAAAATTAAAGAATTTATTTTCTTCAAATTTTCACAGAATTAGAGATGATGGAAATTGATTATAATACTAAGAGAAGAGCTCGTGAACCAAGAAAAGTTCCTTTTTCATTACTTGTTGAAGGTGATTCTGGGATTGGTAAGACCACAGTTCTCGATATACTTTGTGTATTTTTTGCACAAATTAATGGTTTGAGAACCTGTCCAACATACCGATATACCAAGAATGCTTTTGCTGAGTTTTGGGATAATTTTTCAACATACATGCATACAATCATTCTCGATGATATTGCTTTTATGAAACCCGATGCAACACAAGGTGGAGATCCATCTTGTATGGAATTTCTCCAAATAATCAACGCTGTGCCATATGTGCCTAATCAGGCCGCTTTGGAAAATAAAGGAAAAACACCACTTAAAGCTGAATTAGTGATAGGTACAACTAATACACGGCATTTAAATGCCCATTATTACTTTTCCTGTCCTAGTGCAGCACAAAGACGTTTTCCGTTTATTGTGACAGCTCAGGTAAAACCTCAATATCGACATGATAATTGTATGACATTAGATTCAACGAAAGTTCCTATGGCAGCAATGGGAGATTTTCCTGATTACTGGACTTGGAGCGTAGCAACTGTTAAACCTGTTTCAGGTAATGCTATTGATCGAAAAAGAAAACTTGGTCAAGAAACTATGATTTTGGAAAATGTTGAGTTGCAAATTTTCTTGGAATGGTATCGTGATGCTATCAAAGCTCACAATGCAAGTCAAGAGATTATGCTTACATCTTTACATCGATTACAAGAAGTGGCTCTTTGTCATTGTGGATTACCTTTTTCTATGTGTACGTGTAGTACACAATCATTTGCTGAAAATGTAGAAGAAGTGCGATTCACATTTCGAATTTGGAGTTTTGTTTTTGTGATTATTAGTTTACTTGTAAGCTATAAAGACTTGATTTGTGAAAAAATAGCTACTACCATGTTGAATAGTTCTTATCGACAAGTTCAAATGAGACTATCATTCTATTGGCTACGTTTTGTTCATCCTCGAGTTTTTATGGAACACTTAGGGAGAAAAGCATCATTTATTTTACGAAGACCTAAAAAATTACTTTTGTTTGTTGCTATTGCATCAACATGTTTAGTTTTTTATAAAATGTATAATGGATATGCTATTGCCCAAAGTTTCACAGAAAATGCTGGACAAAAATGTAGTACAAAAAATGAAGATGATCGAGAAGATATTTGGTATAAAAGTGATTACAATTTATCTACTTTTGATATGCAGCCTGCAAACCTTTCTTCAAAGGGTTTAGAAAAAGCTGAATTTCAGAAGTTGATTAGTAAAAATGTTATCCGCTTGAATGTTCACGCTGGAAACACACTTTATTCTAATAATGCTTTTTGCATTTATGGTCATATTTATGCGATAAATAGGCACTTTTTAGATAACACACTAAATTACCTTTTTGAGATTGTTCAGAGTGCTGATACAAATGGTATTAATGGAAATGTTAAGACATGTTTAACAAAATCAGATGTTTTGTACTTGGGAAGTAAAAATGATTTAGCTTTTGTCCAAATTTTGTGTCTACCACCAAAGAAAGATCTACGCAAATATCTTATTTGTGATTCTTTTTTAGCTAAAACCCCAGGTTTTATTTTGACACGTAATATGAAGGGACAAGTTGTTGATAATACTTTCAAATGTTGTGAATTTGTTGAAGGAATAAGTTTTCCAAAACTTAATATTGATTTGCATCATGGTATTGAAGCGAAATGCCATACTATGACACAGTATGGAGATTGTGGAGCACCTATGATTTTAAGTTCAGAATTAGGTTATGTTATAGCTGGTATTCATTCAATTCTAGCCGATGGAAAAGCAATTTCACTGCGATTTACTCAATTTGAAATTGAAAAATGTTTGGAAAAATTCCCTAATAGTATAAGTGAAGGATATCCGCGTTTGGAAGCTCAAACCGCCAAATTTGATTTGGGTGATTTGAGTCGAAAATCTGTTGTCCGTTTTGCTGAACAAGGGACTGCTTACGTATATGGATCAACTAGTAAATTCCGTTCAAAACCTAAAACCAGGGTTGAACCAACTATCATGAGTGAAGAATTTCAAAATTTGGGATTTAAACCTCGTGTAACTAAACCAGTAATGGCTGGTTGGGAACCTTGGAGAATTGGTTTAATGGAAATGATCAAATGTGATTCACCAATTAGAACTGATATATTGGAAATTGTAAAGAATACTTTTATTCAAAGTATTTTGAAAGAAGCTGATATTGTTCAATTGAAGGAACAAATCCATGTTCTTACTGATTTTGAGACCATAAATGGAGCACCTGGTGTAAAATATATTGATAAAATCAATAGAAATACATCTACTGGTCCACCATGGAATAGAAGTAAGAAATATGCTATGTATCCTGTAGAGCCACATGGATTGACTTTAGATCCAGTTGATCTAAATGGAGAAGTGAAAGAAAGAATAAAAGAAGCAATGGATTGCTATTTAAGTGATTCAAGATACCACTTCATGTATAAAGCTCATTTGAAAGATGAACCCATATCATTCTCTAAAGCAGAGAAAAAGAAAACAAGAATTTTTTGTGGTGCAAGTGTAGATAATACTTTTATTGTTAGAAAATTTTACTTATCTGTAGTAAGATTTATGCAAAATAATAGATATTTATTTGAAAATGCGCCTGGAATTAATGTTGATTCGATTGAATGGGATGATTTATATCATTACTTAACAGAATTTGGAACCGATTGTATTATTGCTGGAGATTTTAGTGCTTATGATAAGACAATGAAGGCAGTGTTTTTACATGCTGCTTTTGATGTTTTGGATGCATTAATAACTATTTCAGGTAATTACAATCAAGAAGATTATAAAATTTTGTATGGTATTCGAGAG